GCAACAGGAGCAACAGGCGACGCTTCTGGAAATGGAGGAATGTTTGGAAATACATTTTCACTGTTTTCATCGTCTTCAACGACAACAAATCAAACTCAAAATGGAAACGCCGATGGATCAAATGGTTCTACACCTACTCCTAGTCCTACATCTACCGATGCCAATTCTGACAATTCCGACAATGCAAATGCCAGTGGTGGAAACACGAATCCATCTATTGCACCGTATGCCGAATTCTTCAAAAGTTTATTTTATTTATTTATTCAGATTTGCATTATAGGATATTTGGGGTCATCATTTCTAACATTGGTTCGCATGTCGAATTCGAAAAGGTTTTTAAATCGATTTATGCCATCCGACGTGAATGCATACCCATATTGCGCTCCATCTGACCCGAACCTAGCAGGTCAAGGCGCGCAACATGTCGAGATTGAAGACGATTCCTTATATTCCTTTGGCTTTCCATATAACATGTATTGTGATCCCGAAGATGAAGCGGGAAACACGTGTTCGAAGACGTGCGGTGTCATAAAAAGGGAGCTCAAAGACCCCAATGCATTTTTCGAATACACTCCTTTTTCATTTTGGCTCGCCATGTCTTCCAAAAACACGTATGCCGCATTTAGAGCATTTATTAAAATGGTGTGCACAAGTTTGAATTCTGTTCTTCGACAAGATGAAAGTGACAGTTACGGGATTGTAGAGAATGTTGTTATGGCAATCGGCGTGCTTTTTATTTACATTGTCGGATTATACGGAGGATTTTTAGGATTTTTTATGACATACGCGTTTCAGATCTATAATTCGGGATTCATGATGTTTGGACTCGCATGGACGTTTGGACTCATCCTGCTATCATGGATACCGCCGCTTTTGAACTTTTTTGGATTTATTTTCCAGTCCATTTTATTGTTTTTGTGGATTCCGTTTACGCAAATAAACCAAAATACACAATCCAAGATAGTTTTTGAGATATTCAAGACGAAGAAATCGTTGATGATGCTGCTTTTCAGTTTGGGAATGGTAATGAATGCATTCAAATATTTGAAAGGTTATGAACCGTATTACGTAGTGGTTGCGGTTGCATTATTTTTATTCAACATGTATGCATTTTAATTAAATATATTCGTAAAATATAAATCTAAAGATATAATTTCAATACTTTCAATATTAGACAAGATAAAACACATATATAATAATGACAATGCCATCCGAACTACCGTTTGTAAGCATATGCACACCAACATTCAATCGAAGGCCATTTATTACAAATTTGATAAAATGCGTTGACAATCAAACGTATCCAAAGGAGCGAATGGAGTGGATTATTGTTGATGACGGAACCGATGCAATTGAAGACATGGTTTCAAAGCATCCGCTCGTATTATATTTCAAGTTTGATAAGAAAATGTCTCTCGGAAGAAAACGAAACGTCATGCATAAAAAAGCGCGCGGGTCCATCATTGTTTATATGGACGACGACGACTATTATCCGCCGGAACGTGTATCGCATGCCGTTGAAATGTTACAGAAAAATCCGGCGGCATTGTGTGCAGGCAGCAGCGAAATGTATATCTTTTTTAAAGACACAAATCAGATGGTACAATTTGGACCGTATGGACCGAATCACGCGACCGCGGGCACGTTTGCATTTCGAAAAGAGTTGTTAAAAGAACATCAATACAATAACGACGCGTGTCTGGCCGAAGAGCGAGAATTTTTAAAAGGATACACGGTTCCATTTATTCAATTGGATTCAATGAAGACAATATTGGTTTTTTCTCATCGCCATAATACGTTCGACAAGCGCACATTATTGCAGGATCCGTTTAGTAATGTTATGCGTCTCTCTGAAAAAACGGTCCAAGATTTTATAAAAGATGAAAGTATTGTAGATTTTTTTATGAATCTTGAACCGCTGCTTCTGTCATACCCCGACGGAGAGCCCGCAATGAAACCGGATGTTTTAAAGGAAACCGAAATATTGATGAAAAAAAAAGAAGATATGAAACGAGCTGCTATTGAAAAACAAGATGAAAAAAGGAAACAATATGATGAAATCGCGAGAACAAGTCCCGAGATCTTTCAAAAAATGGAATCGCAGCAAAAAATGATTTTCGAATTACAGGATGAAAATTATAAACTGAAAGAACAGGTCCGACAACTAAAAGAACTTTACAGTAAATCGATTCGAGAGAATGCGGAATTAAAAAAAAAATAAGTCACCATAACCAACGGACGACCGAAGTTGAATGAGTGGAGCGTTACGATATTTTTACTCGTCATTCATAAATTCAAAAACTTTCAATGTATTCAACAAATTTATCAAAATCAAGAAGACAAAGTCAAGATAAATGGACTGGAATTCTTTTTGAAGAGTGAGATATACAAACATTAGGAGAAACGCAAAAATCAACGAGTATGTATTCATTCGTGATGTTTGGGATTCGCTTGTAACATCCATGGTGGCTTCTGATTCCGAATCCGAATCCGTTTCAAATTCCAATTCATCATCTTGTTGTGACTTTGAAGTTGAATCCGTTTCATCAACATCTTGTTGTGACTTTGAAGTTGAATCCGTTTCATAATCATCATCATCTTCGCTATTGTCATCATCACATTCACTGCTTTCAGTATCTTGTTTTTCTTTTAAATTACTTATCAATTTATTATACAGCGAAAACATTACGTATTGACCTTTCTTTGAAGACCAATATCCAACTTCATCATGTGTATCAATATCATAAAGGTAGGGCACATTTCCTTTGGACTTGGTATAATAAGGGTGCCCGTTAATTTCCATACGCACAACATCGGTGGTAGTGGAAGATTCACCTGAATTGTGGGATTTGTGCATCATTTACTGAAAGTTGTTGGTTATTAATTTCGTCCTTTATTTATAGTATTCATCACAGAATATCAATTTTCAATTTTTTTATAAATATAATCATCAATCAATCAATAGATTCGAAATAATATTATAATAATATTATAATAATATTATAAAAATATTATAAAAATATTATAAAAATATTTAATATGATTATAATATATACTAAAAAGTAAATATTATAATATATATATTAAAAAAGTAAAGTAAATAAAATATAGTAATGGTTTTCTTTTTTTTATTGGATCTAACATGCAGCGTTTTATGTTCATGTGTATTCAAAGTTGGATCGTGGGTTGTTTATAAATCGTATAACGGAATCCACTATTTATACAATAAAAATAACACGAATAATAATATGAATCATATTAAAACGATACAGAATGCAAATGATTTGTCGCCCTATGTAATTATAACCGAAGAAGAATATGACATTCTAAAAAATGACAAGATTGACAACAATGACAACAATGACAACAATAAAAAAAACTGTAAAATTCATAAGAGAAATGTTTCATCGTTGACTAAAAAAATGGTTGCGAGTAACCAAGAATGGAAATGTGGATCATGCAACCAAACTCTCGACTATACATACGAAATTGACCATCACGTCCCTTTGTTCAAAGGAGGAAGTAATGAAATAAATAATTTAATTGCATTATGTAGAAATTGTCACGGAAAAAAAACACTGCTTGAAAATAATAATATTATATAATTATATAAATATATACAAATAAAATATAAAAAAATAGAAAAAATGGTTTACATTAAAGGACGAAGTTTATGTCGAGGAAAATGTCCTCTTCCCGTTTTTCAATACAATATAGATGATGCGAATACCAGTTTGGTTCCAAGATATATAAGAAATACAATCATTATCAACACGTCGCGCTTTCAAGGCGGAGGTCGAATCCAATATGCAAACCGTCCGTTGAACGCTTTTGGAAAATGGGCAGGTTGTCCAGGTGGTTCCGGACCCGGATATTCATCCACCAATCGCTACATGCCGTATCAAAATTGTAGCGTTGGTCCGGCAGTCGGAGGTCCGCAAGCGGTCTGCTTTTCGCGTTGTTGTTAATGAATTAATGAATGAAGTGCTGTTTTTTATATTTTTTATATTTTTTAAATATTTTGAAAATTCATTAAAATATTCAAATGTTATTATTTTATTTTCTTATGATACATTATAAATAAATATATTATAGATATTTAGAAGGTTTATTTAATAAAAATGGTGAAGAAGGGTTCTGATGGAATGTACCACCTTGCCGGACATACATATTCCGTTGTTCGAGGTTCTAGGTCTCAAGTTATGCACGGCACTGCATACAAAACTGTAGGCGGTTTGACTAAAAAACACCTCATGTATAACAAGTACGGTCGAATCGTTTCCAGGCGCAAGCACGCGACCGCTAAACGCGAAAATCGTCTGAAAAAAGCTGGATGGGTGCCCATCGGAAAAGGCAAATTCGGGTCCGTGTTTGTTGGAGACAAGAAAACGCGTAGCAAGAAATCTCACCGCCGCAAGTCGCACAAAAAGCATTAAGGAAAAACATTTTTAAGATTGAGGACTATCGACTAAAAAAACAAATGGGTTTATTTCCGCAGATGTTCAAATTATGATAAAGGATATACAGTTTCATAAAAAATATTTAAATAATTATTCAAATTAAAAAAATTATTTAAAATTAAAATATATTTTGTAGTATTATGTATATATATAAATTATTAAATTATTAAATTATTAAATATAAAAATGGGTTACACGAGAGATGAAAAAACCGGATTATACAATATTAAAGGAAATACATACCAAAAAATTCGCGGATCACGAACTCAGGTTATGAATGGAACTGCGTATATGACAACCGGCGAACTTACAAAAAATCAACTGGTTTACAGTAAAGAGGGATACATTGTCAGTAAAAAAAAACATTTTACCGCTAAAAAAGAAATGCGTCTTGAAAAATATGGTTACTTTACCAAAAAAGGTAAATTCGGTTCAACGAAAAGAAAATCAAGAGGGCGTTCGCATTCTGAAAGATCCAATTAAATTGTAACGAAAATAACGAAAATAAAATAATATATAAATATAATAAATTGTAAAATGGAAGCACGACCAGACCAATTGTATGGAAATAGTTTGAGATTGGATATACCTAGATTGGAAATCAAAAACGTAAGGGTAGGAAATAGTATGTCACCCAGTTGTTTTTTGCGTAGTCCGCTTACTCTATTAGCCCCAGAGTCCGAAGAAATGGACAGGGGTGATG